GGTGTACGAGTAGCGTTGCGGCTGACCTGCCGGAACTTTGCCCGGAATAGGAGCCATTGGGTTGGCGGCTACATATCTGCCAATAGGTGAAGCTGAAAGCTGCGCCAGTTCACCACCCCAACCTTCAGCAAACGCATCTTCGCCTTTACGCGCACGCAAATAATTCGATTGGATAACGCGCGCCTCATCACGCGGCCCTCTCGTAATCCTGACCCCGGCAGCTTCCGCCGATTCCGAAAGAGCATTCATGTTGAGGTCTAGGTCACGCCCACCCCGACCCGTCACCCACGCAAAGAACGCCATTGGATTGTTGAAGAACGCATCGCCACCCATAGCAGCAATACGGAACTGCTCTTCGGGAATCACACGCGTAAGGTAGGCAGGCCGAAGAACCGCAGCAGTCTTGAATATTGAAACTGTCAAAAACTCAAGTACCGCCCTCGGAACGGGCATGGCAAACTGGTCAAACTCCCGATACAGCGGAAGGTTCGACAAAAGGTCATACGCTGGCTTGTTGATCTTACGCAACTTGCGAATGTCGGTAATGCCCAAGAATGGCACTTGCGTTGCTAGCTCAATGTCAAGCTGAGGAGCATTAACAACCTCACCAGCGTAAGCGGGCGCCCTACCAAGCGGGCTAGCCACAATGTCGCCAACTTGGTCAATGTTGTAAAGCGTCATTGTCGAAGAAGAATTCTTGAAATGCTGAGTGATCTTCTTCATTTCGTCTTGAGCGTGCTGTTCAATCCTCGCTTTTCTCGCAGCGAGATAACCGGGCTTGCCCGTAATCTTCTGACCAGCCGCAATCGCAGCACTTTCAAGCCTGCCAGTAATGCTCTTAGCCCGACGATTCGCAATGCGCGCTGCCGACTGCGCCTTGATGAAATCTTCCATATCAAGAAGAACGTCAAATCGTGCCTGCCACGGCGCGTCAGCAATCCGATTCAGATAAGCCTTACGAACATCAGGCTTCATCGAAACATTTTTCGCAAGGTCGTCCATGTACCTGTAGACGGCATCTGCATCAGCCAACACTAGCTGACCCGTCGTCGGGGGAATTCTCGCACCCAACCGGGTCGCAAACCGAGACAACCAGTTGTCCCAGTCCAACGGGCGTTTCACATACTTCAACGAACCCCGATACGACAAGCGTGGAGTGTTCTGAACGCCAATACCCATCGACGCTCGCAAAATGTCCGCAACTTCGTCAGCAGTCGTCGCACGAGCAATGTTGCGAGCCGTAAACACGTCCATCTTGTTCTTTGCCGCCGACATAACGTCATACACGTTGTCGATCTCGGCAAGCCTCTGAGAAACAAGCCTGCCCCGCCACGACGACAACCACTCTTCAGTCGTCGGACGCAAAATCGAAGGGCGATTCCGAATCCTAATACCGCCAGCGTTAATCAACGGATCGCTTCTGCCAATCAACGGCACCTGCCGCACCCCAGGCAAATACCTTGCCTTCAGTCCAATCTCCGCCGCAGCGTCAGGAATGACCTCACCCGGCCCACGGAAAGCAAGAAACGCATCAACCGTGCCCGACAAAACGTTGTACCCCGTTGAATCAAGCTCAAACCCAACACCCCGAGCAATGCCACGGCCAAAAGTAAAATAGTCGCCATTCGCAAGGACCGGCGTAAACTCCGCCTCCCGACGCTGTCGCTCACGAATCAAATCGTCACCCAACAGCCAGCCGTCACCAGCCAAACTCGGGTCATCCATAAAAACGCCAAGATCGGTCGCATCAGCCGCCTGACGCTGCACAGCACTCGGTCCACTATTTGCAATAAGCTCAGCAGCTTCCGGACCAAGAGCAATGCCAGCCCGCAAGCCCATCGCCCCTAAAGTCCCAACCCCTGCTGCGCGACCAATCGGCGTAAACGCCGAACCAAAACGAGCAGTCTCAAACCCCGCCTTAGCAAGGTTGCCCAAAAACACATTTGGAAGCTGAGCCTGCGTCGTCAAACCAGTCGGATTCATAATGGTCGGTGAATCCGTCAAAACCCCCTCACCAGTTGGGCCAAACGCAGCTTGCCCCACCATTCCCTGAGCAGCGTTCTGAGCCGTATTGATGTACGAACGGGCCTTGTTCAAGAAATACTGACCAGGGCTAATCGCCGCAGCAACAATCGGCTGAGTAACCGACTTCAGCCCCCCCAAGAAACCGTCGTCGCCCTCACGCCCCTCACGGGCAGACTCAATACGAGCATTAATCTGATCGAAAGATTCCTGCTCCTCATCCGTCATCCGAATATTGGCCTCACGCCAATTATCGTTGTTCTCGTGCAACTCACGCACACGGTGAGCAACCATGTCGCTGTTGAAAATGGCGCCTTCGCCAAACTCTTTGTTTAACTCCGCAACAACCGTTGAAGGCATCAAGTAAACGTCCTCAACGAACTGATTGTACGTCCGAAGGTCTGGACTAACCTTCCCGATCAACTCGGAGTACGGCGCATAAATCGCACGAGTTTCCCGAATCAAATCCCCGGCGTTAAACGTGCCGTTCCTAATCGCAGCGTCGTAAATAGCCCCATCTGGACCTTGCTCTTGATTGGCGATAAACCGAACAACCATGTCGTTCTCTTCATCGTCAAGCTCCGAATAGCCAATGAACTGGCCAGCGTCGCTAAACAACGCTTCGCCTGAAGCCTCCAAAATGCGGTCGCCAATGAAAGGCAACGCACCCTGACGCTGCTCCTCAATAAACGCAGTTGACTCACGGGCAATCTCCATACCGATTTCTGAATCAAACGGAATCCCCAGCGTTATTGACTCGTAAGCCACAATCGGGTCCATCGTCGGATACGCAGTCGCCCAATTCTGAATCTGGTCAGCGATGTACTGCAACGAAGCAGCGTCGTAATGAGCAATCCGAGCAGTAGCAGCGTCAATACGCTCCTGCTCGTCTGCAATCATCTGAAGTTCAAGATCAGAGTCGCGCTGCTGAAACGGTCGAACAGGCATCCGAGCAAGCTCAGGCGAAAAGCCTCCCATCAGCGGCGCTCCATCATCCGGCCCAACAAAACTGCCAACTGCGGGTCTTTCGTGCGGCGAAGAATTTCCCGCATGTCATCAAAAAACATTTGACTGCGAGACTGCGGCATAGCCCGACGACCCGGACCCGGACCCATCGGCAACCCAGCCTGCACCGGCTCATCCGGACGCTCCGACCGTCGAACCACCGGAGGACGAGCAGGGCGAGGCGAAGGCGTCTCAGAAACCACCCCAGCGCGCCTTGACGCCTCACCCTGCGTCTCAGCCGCAGCCTCACCCGGCAGCCGAGAAGTATCCATCAAATCAGTACGGTTGAATTGAGCAGCCATTACCACTTCACCCTGTTTGCCCAATACGCAGCAGACATTTTGCCCTTCGCAATGTTCTTGCCATGACGAGCCTTAAACGACTTGCGACGAGCCTTCTCCTTCGCCGTCTTCGGATTCTTGCCTGCACCAGACACGCCCTGCTGGCCGAATCGAATCGTCTTAACACGATCACCCTCCTTCGCCACAACAACATGGCTCTTCGTCGGATGATTCGGAGTGCGCTTCGGCTTGTTGTAGCCCGAAACGCCAGCACGCTTCAGACGAGGATCAGGTTTTGACGCCACGTCACTTCCTCTTCTTCGCAGTCTTAGCCGAACGCCTAAACGCCGCAGCCGTAGGAGCACCCTTCGACCCAGGCTTCCGCATCTTCTCACCCGAACCAGCAGCAATCCGCTTCCGTTTCGCGTGAATATTCGCGTACAAGCCCTTCTTTTTCGCCGCCTTCTTAGCAGGCATCGGCATCCTCTCGCTGTTACTTCTTCTTCCTGCGGGGTCCCCGCCGCTTATTCAAGCCAGGGACGCCCTGCTCCCGCATAACGTGAGTACGTTGGTCAGGGGTGAAACCGTACATGAACCGGTTGTAACGGTTTTGGTTTTCAGCACGGCCACTCTGGTCGACTGGCGTGTAGGGGGTTGCGTAAACGTATGGGGTACGAGGCGTGTTGTAAGTCGTCACATTTCCCGTGCGATTATCCCGGTTCTCATAAGCTCGAACCGGGATATCGCGGTTACTGCTCTGACCGGGGTAATAGCTAAAGCTGTAGTTGTCGTTAGAACGATTAGCTGTAGCGTTTGATGCCCGTTTAGCTGTCCTACGAGCCGGAGCCTTACGAGTTGCGGTCTTCTTAGCCGGAGCCTTACGAGCCGCGGTCTTCTTAGCCGGAGCCTTACGAGCCGGAGCCTTACGAGCCGCAGCCTTCTTGGGTGCGGCAGCCTTACGAGCCGACGGCTTCTTCTTAGCAGCCGCCTTGTAACCCTTCATGTTGTACGGCTTTCTTCCCTTACTTGGCATCAGTCCTCCTCAGACTTCCTCGTAGCCTTCTTCGCAGCCTTCTTCACCGGCTTCGGCGTTTCAGGTGCATCCACCTTCATCGCCCCAGACGGGAAAAACGCAACAGCTTCACCGGCAAACAAACGCACCCCACCAATCGACACCCACGGCACCGACCCCTTACGAGGATCAGCAGCCATGCCGACCTGCACCGTCACCGAACGATCAAAATTCGCAGCAATACCCTGCCGCACCGACTCCATCTCGCCATTCACCCGAGCCTCATCGCTGACGCCCGCAAGATCGGACTCCTCAACGACAACAACCGGAATCTTCAACTCAGCATTACGCACAAAAGCTCCTAACCCTGCGGGCCGACGAACGCAGCAGGCGAACGAGCGGCAGTCAACATTGACGACAGATTACGCAAATCCTCAGGCGGAGGCGCGATAGCCCCCGCAACCTCAGCCTCAGGACCAGCCCCCATCGGAGGACCCCCCATCAACGCAGCACCCGCAGGAACCTGCTGCTGCTGCGCCGCCAACTCAGCCTGACGACGCTCCTCAATCTCCGTCTCAACCTCATCCCACGCCAGATCAATCCGCATCCCCGAACGAACCTTCTTAATCAACGACGAAAAATCCCGAACCGAGAACGGCGACTCAGGCGACGCAGCCAACGTCTGCACCTGCGTCAAAATCGCCCGCTCAATCGACTCCGCCGTAGAACGAGACTTCTCGCCCTCAACATCATCAACCAGCGGATCATGCCGCATCACCGTCTCCTGAGAAATCGTCCCCATCCCAAGACGCTGACCCAACGCAACAATCCGGTCACCCGCATCCAAACCAGCCGCAAAATACGAAACCTTCGACCTAGCCGACACAAAACCAGCGTTATCCACCCACAAATCGCCCGGCTTGTACGACAAATCCCCATGCTCAGCCCCAAACCGGACCGCATACACCTTCTGCGACTCAGGGAAATACGCATGGTCAATACGAGCCATCGCCTCGTTCACATGCTCAAGCGACTCCTCAAACAACTGATGCGCTTCCTGCACCGGGAAATCCAACACCGCAGCCAACAACTGATCCGCACGCCGACCAGTCCGCACATTCGACGCAGCCTCACCACCCAACTCAGACGGCAACCCCGCCGTCAAACGCTGCGCCCGCTCCAAATCACCAACAGCAGTCCGCTCCATAAACTGCGGAGGCGTATTCCGATACTGAATCGAACCACCCTTCACAATGCCCGGAATGCCATCAAACGGATTCGGCGCCTGACGCAACTCCGGCTCCTCAGACGGATTCGCAATCACCCACGTCTCACCAAGAATCCCCTGACGAGTCGCAATGTACGCCAACGCATCCATCTCAGCCGCACGCTGATACATGCCAATGATCTGGTGATACCCCGACTTCTGCTGCGACAACGAAATCTCACCCGGCATCACCACCAACGGCATACCCGTACGATTCGGCACCATCGCAATAGGCGCCCAATCCGCAGCCAAATGAATCTCATTCGATGACAACGAATCGTTGAAATCAAAATCGTCGCTGCCCTCACCCTGGCGGCGAGCAGCAATCAACCAAATCACATCCGAATCGACATACTCCAAAACGTCAATCGCCGTATCAGACGTATCACCCTTCTTCACGCCCAAACGAGCAGCCGCCTCCGGATGTGAACGCCGCAACCAACCCAACGTCTGCCGATTCGCAAAAATACAATCAGGCGGCAGCATGTCATCCGGATCACCCGTCGGACACGCATACGTCGCCAACGGCGACCGCACATCAAACTGCGGGAACTCGCCACTCATATTCGGACGCACCCGCAACGGAGCCGACGCATACCCGACCAAATACCGGGCCGCACGACGCAACTTCCGCTGCGACTTATTCATCTCATGAAACGCATAAAACGCACGCCGGCGAGAACGAGCCTTATCCAACTCACGCTTCGACGCCGCCGCCGGCAACGCCTCAATCTCAGGAAACACCGACGCAATCCGCTGCGCCGTCTGATTAATCCCCTGGCGAGCAATGTTCGCAATCGCAGGACGCTCATCAGACTGAAACTCAGGCAACGGCACAATAATGTCGCCGTCATACAAATCAGCGATCTCCCGCATCACCTGCTTCGTAGAACCCTCGTCATACACCCGAGAGTTGTAAAGCTCAACGACCTCATCAGCACTAATCATCGAACAACTCCTTGCAAGCGTCGTGAGCAATCACCAGCTTCACCTGCTCCAACAAACCAACCGCCTTCGTCGGCGTCACACCATCCGCCATGTAGCACCACATCTCCTCCGCCTGATCGTCCAAAAACGAAAAGATGGAAATGCCACCCAACAACGTCGCACCCTCAGGGATAGTCCCAAACGCACCATCACTAGGCATCAACCCTAGACCTTCCGCCAAGCCAACTCGCCAAATGCGAATTCAACCTAGGCATCCTAGAAGGGTCCGGAGCCTTCAGTACGCGGACTTTGTTTGCCATCATCCAGCAAGCCATGATCTGATCGTCAGTACCCGAAGCGCCATGCTGCAACGAATACCGAGTCACCTCATTAACTAGCTTAATGGCGTTACGCCTACCAGTAAAGTCTCTCGGAGACGCACCCGACGGAGTCTGCAAACCCGGCAAACGAATATTGCCCTCCTCAAACAACGGACGCAACATCGTCACCCCATACTTCGGGTCCGCCTTGTTCTTATGATGCGTCTCATGATCGTGGATACGGATGTGATGCTTCCGCTTCCACCTATCGACATACGGCTGCTGCAAAAACCACCGCTGCGCCACATTCTTCTCAAAGATCACATTCCGCAACGGCAACCCAATCGCCTCAAAATCCAGACGCATCTCCTCCAACACGCCCGAATACGAATCGCCCTCGCCATACAAAAACTCCGGCTGCGTCATCGCCCCACGAAACAAATCCAACAAGAAATACGACTCAGACGACGGATGATACGCCCACGCCTGCACCGCCCAATTCTTCGTCGGTGACGGATCAACCGACACAACCGTAATCAACTCACCATCCAACTCAGGCAGCTCCCAAGCATCACGGTCACGATCCCAACACCCCGGATGATCGTCGTCACCATCAATCCAATGCTTCGGAACCAACACCGTGTCAGGCGACGTGTCGTTCTGCTGAAACACCGTCTCAAACCGCAACGGATTCTCCGCCTGCTCACGCAACAAATCCCGATACGTCAACCGGCGAGGATCAAGCAAACACCCATCCGGATACGGCAACGCCGTCTTCGGATGATGATGCGGCTCCTTCGACGTGCCCCCCTCACACTTCTCCGGATAATGCGCCCTAAACACGATGTGGTGATACTTGCGGCGATGCGTGTCATCCATATCCGGATCGACACCCTCAAGCTCAACAATGTCGTCCTCGTCAATGTCCAACTTGTCCAAGCAATACCGGTAATGCTCATTCGGCCCCAACCGCTGACCCTCAAGAATCAACAAACCACCCGGCTCAAGACGCTTCTCAACCTCAGCATCCCACCACGTCCTCGTGCGCTGCTGCTCCGCCTCCGAATCCATCTTCCTCACCGTCACAAGGTCATCAAAGATCAGGAAGTCAACACGCCAGCCGATGATCTCGCCGTTACCGAACGCCGTCCACGTCGGCTCCTTATCCGCAGGCGCACGCCCATCCAACTGCTCAACCGTAAACGAATTCGCCGTCCAGAAATCCGACTGGCCCAACGGCTTGATCCGACCGTAATCGACAGCCAACACGCCAGACGGGTCCGCCTCCATCCCCTTCGCAACCAAATCATCCGACACCGGCACCAACGCCGTGCGCTCAAACGACGTGCGAAGCCGACGGGTGTACGAACCGGCAGTCGTCATACCCCACGAACCCAACACGCCACGGATTCGACGGTCCCGCATCGTCAACCACGCCGGAATGTCATGAGCAAACAGGGCCGTCTTGCCCGAACCGGGCGGGCAGTTCACGACCGCAAACCGCTTCTCCTCATCCTCGTACAGCTTCAGAACAATGTCGGCTGCTTCCTTGCGCCACGGCGTAGCCACCCTGCCGAAGTAGCGCTCGCTGAAATAGTGGAAGTCGTCCAGGGCGTGAGCGGCTTCTTCCGACAGTCCGTCGTACTGCACGGGTTCGGGCAGGTGCGCCTCCTGCTGCCCCTGCGTCCGAGGGTCCTTGTTGAGACCTGACCGCTGCGACCAATGCTTCTCGGGGTTCTTGGGCTTCACTAGCTCACGCCCACGCTCCTCCTTGAGAATCTTGTCGCCAGTCGGTCGGGAGAATCCTGCTGTCCTGCATGCATGTGCGATTGAGGCGCCTTCATCGACGCACTTCCAGAACACTTTGAGTTGGGCCGGGGTAACCATGATGGTTCCATATTACTTGGTGAAATAATTTGCGCTAGACGTAGGTACCCAGCACCCCCGGTGCCCGGCATGTCCCCGGTTCCGCCTATTGTCCGGACAAGCGTACACCCTCCCGGCATTGTTCGTTTGTTCGTACATATGTCCGGGGCGTTGCGCCGGACGTGCGGGACACCCCTACCCCCTGCCGGGTACCCGTTGCGGGCGCCGATACGGGCGGGGGGCGTGGCGGTGACCTGAGGGGGCGAGGCGAGGGGGTGCGACGGGGCGAGACGCTACGCCATCCGGGGCAAGCCTCTACCGTTTGGCGGGGATCGTCGACGGTGAGTTTTCCCTTTATTTGTAAGGCAAACGGGGAATCTGAAAATAAATGCTTGACGCATGCATGGCGTTATGCTTAGCTATGTGTGCCGGGGGCGAGTGACCCCCGGAGATAGGAAGCCCCAAAATGTTTGACCGCATCGCCCGCAAGTTTGACCGCACGGTGGAACGGTTCGCCGAGAGCTACGCCCCCGTCATTCTCGCCGTCGGCATTCTCGCCGCCCTCACCGTGCACGCCATGCTGACCGAATCGTTCCGGCTCATTTGATCCCCAACCCAACCCAACAGAAAGGCCCCGCCATGACCGATGACACCTATAACGGCCACCCCAACCGTGAGACCTACATGTTCCACTTGCACGTCGCAAATGATGAGTACCTGCAAAACCTCGCCCACCGCACCACCCGCGCCGTGCTTGCGAACTGCGTGGACCCGTTCCCTTCCTACGTCGGCGAGCACGTCGTCGCCGCCATCCGTGATGCGATTAATGAGGAAGCGGATAGCGGCTACCCGCCCGCCCGTGAGTTCGCACTAGGCGCCCTGCGCGACATCGGTTCATTCTGGCGGATTGACGAATCGCATGTCGGCGCCGCCATGCTCCGTGACGTGGCCGAGATTGACGCCTGACCCATATTCGACGACCTACCCCAACCCCAACCCAGCAGTTAGGAACCCCAAAATGACC